CTCCTCGGAGCTGGGCACTAGCATCTCCCACGCCGGGTCCTTAAGGGGGACCAAGCCAGCATGATGTCGGCGTCACTCGACTTCATGAGCAAAAGCGTAATATCGCTCATCAGAGAACACTTCGGCTGTAGTGTCCAAGATGAGGCGGCCAGTAAGGTAGTCCATATCGTAGAGCCCAACGTCATATTTCCCCATGACGACCTCGAGAAATTCATCATCTGACAATGTGAGAGGTTCGGTGGTGATTTTATGATATACGTCACTAGTACCAGAGACGCCCTGTTTGGCAAACCAGGTTAAATCATGGAGCGAAACGTCATCCAACCGGACATCACAAGACTCGAATCGGCGCAAAAACAGGTCGCGCATATAGGGGACGTGGCGAAACTCATAGGCGTACGAAAGAGATTTGCCGGCCATGTAGAGTTCATCTGATACGTTTTGATTTCGGTTTGCCCTAGCGTTAAACCTCATCAATGCTTTCCCAATCAGAGGAACCATACATGACCTACTCGTCTCTACGGGAACGAAGAACCGCGATAGGAAAGTCAGATCACAATAGAAGCGCCGCTCGCGAGCCTTAAGGCTCATCCCGGCAGCACTACAGTGCCTAACCCACGCGGGTACACTCAATCCATCTTCGTCTGTACCGCAAGCTATGTCATCTCCAAGAATCGCCACCACAGATCCTACAATTTTCTGCTTCTCACAGAAAGAATTCCAGAGACAAAAGTTCCAAACGGTGTTGCGAGCAGTGGTATCAGTGCCGCCGGTGGCCAATTGATTCTGAATCTCGGCACTCAAACCATACTCGTAAGAAACCACCCTGAAATTCAAGGAGTTCATCTTGTAGAAGTGTGTAAACCAACGGGGGGCTCCACAACGTCCAAGCCAGTGTACCATAATCAAAGTAACATCACGTAGTTGGCTCCTGTCATTTGCAGAAAAGTCGCCCTCGAAGTAACGCTGACAGCCTTGTAACCCGGTGGCTATCTCTACGTCAGTCTTCTTATAGGCGAAAATGACTTTCTCAACACTACGGCTTTGATACGTGTTTAACGCGTGGTCCAGACGGTTATTGAATTCGTCCATGACCGGCCCGGTCAAGACGTTGTATTCGTCGGATCCTACATATATTATGCGCGGAGCCCAGGACGGGTCGTTCCGTTTAAGGAGCACTTCACCTTTCACCATGAGAGACTTGGTGTTAAGGGAGCGGAAGTCCACGTCATGAAGGTTAGCCAACGCACGATGCATGCGTGACTGCTTGTCTGAATCGAACTTAGACACCCAACGGTTGAAGATGTCTTGTGTCCAATCGTAGCTACGAACCTTCGGGAAAACACGGTCGGCAAGATACTTGCTAGACTTTACAATATCTGGCGCTACGCGATCGTCACTTTTGAAATTGCATCTCTTGTTGAAGGCGGCGAGAAGAGAATGCAAATCATTGCCTGTGACAACCGGTACTTGCTGAGAGAGTACCGGACCCAATTGATCAACAGGTGCGTAGGCTATCTGATCGGTACGTTTAGTTTCGGTCAGCCTAAAGGGCACCTGAGGAACGAACTCGCGAGCAGCTACGAGGCGCAAGCGGGGGTCCCCATTGTGTATATGGTCACCGAAATCCACGGGTGCAGGGATTTCAATATTGGAGGGGACCACCCGCGAGCGGGACGCGTAGTGGCTATGTCGTTTCTTGGGCAGCGTTGCGGTGGGTTGTGGAATGTTTGAA